ACCATCATTAATTGAATAATAGTCATTACTTGATTGATCTATAGTTTGGTCAGTACAAAATACTTTGTCTTTGTATATTATATTAGAAGATGTATCTAATAACTCTATGTCATAAGTTCTACCCTCTTTTAATATTGAATTTCCTGAAGATGTATATTCATTAGAAATACTTAGATAATTACCATCAACAGATGGAGTTACTGTAAAGCTAAATTCTTCATTTAATGAATCGTCTCTTACTTTTAAAGTAGTAGAAGAAGTAACATAACTTCTTGGTATAATCTTTATAGTTTGAGATGATGCACTTGTAGTAAGTTTCTTCATACTTATATATCGAAAAAAAAACTATATTTTGTGTTAAATGCAAAAAAAAAGAGGACATATAGTCCCCTTAATTTTCTAACTTAATAATTTATTATCCATTATTAGGAGTAGCAGGTGAAATCTTAGCTGCATTTACATTATCAGTTACATCAGTTGAATCTGCAAGGAATGCAGGAGCTGATACTTCTTGAGCTGTTAATGTTAAAGAGAATGACGAAGCATCTCCCATAGCTGCACCTGTTGTGAATGAGCCACCAGATACTTCACATCCGTGTTCTCTACCCATTAAAAAGAAATTACCATTATAATCCTCTATTACGATTTGTGGACGTCCTAAAGCTATAATCTTTAATTCTTCTTGTGTTTTACTATCTAATAATTGTAACGAAATATTTAAAGTTGATTCAAAGAAAGTAGTACCATTTTCTCTTGAGCTGTTTACTGCTGTCTCCATAGATGAACTACCTTTAAGGTCGTATTGAAAAAAGTCAGGAGTTCCTCCTATATCTACTTTTTCTGCATCTGTGGCATTATCAGTAACAGTAAGACCATAATCTGAAAAGTAAACTGTTTTAAGTCCACCGACAGAAGATTTACAAGGTATGTTTCTTCCTGTTGTTAATGTACAAGCCATATTATTATAATTTTTATAAGAAAGGGTAAGCAGGTATACACCTTACCTACCCTTCTATGTTAAACAATTTATTAAGCTAATGTCAATAAAGATAGGTCACTTCCTATTCCATATTGTACACCTGCTGAGAACCTCATAACTACTCTTACGTTTTGAGAACCATCTAGGTCAGCCATATCTAATAACTTAACTTCGTTGTGGTCAGATAATAGACCTGTACCAAAGTAAATGTTAGATTTTTGTCCTGCTACGATGTGGTCAGATGGCATACCTGGAGCTAATACAACTTCGATACCATCGAAAGAAAGTGCATTACCTTGATTGTACCATAAACCACCTCTATTATCAACACCTGAACCACCAACACCATTAGCAGCATATCCTCCTAATTGTCTGATGTATGATTGCCAAGCGATAGTTGGAACGTAGATTTTTAAATCTTCTTTTCCATATACTGCAGAAGGAAGTGAATCTACTACGTTTTCTAATAAACTGATAATGTTAGTTGAACTGAAAGCAGTTTCACCACCATTAGCTGCATCGTTAACGTCTCCGTCTGCTGCTGCTAATACTGTGATTCCATCAAACTCTCCTGCGTTACCATTAACACCACCCCAAATGTTTTGCTCATTCTTTTCTGCTACCAATCCTGCAACGTGACCGATTAAGAAATCAGAAAACTTTGGAGGTAATTGGTCATTCAGAGAACTAAATCCCATTGAGATCGCTTCCCAATCTGAGATAAAGTCTTGCTTACAAAGCTCAAGATTTACTTGGAATTGCTCTGGTTGTAGAATACGTTCTGTTAACGTCACCGTTGCCGTGTCAGAAAAGTCACACGAAGCATCTTTTATTACGTTAGCATCTGTTGCTACTTTTTTGATTACATCTTTAAACTTTACGTTAGGTTTAATTTCGATGTTTCCTTTTTCTAATGTCGGTGAACTCAACAAAGCTGCCGAGATGTACTTTCCCGAAAATTCTCCAGAATAACTGGAAGTAATTGAAACTGTAGTTGCCATAATTTAATTTAATTTTAAGTTTTATTAATTTTTATTTGAAATTTGCTATTTTATTGAATACTATATCTTTAGTTGTTAAGTTTCTCTTTTGAGAGTAAACAACTTTGTTTAATTCCTGCTTTGCTTCAGGAGAATGCTTGATAGGTTCAGAAGCAGGTTTAGATAATTCTTCTTTTAGTGCTTCATCTTCTTGACAAGCAAGTTCTGTCATTTTCTGTGACATCAATTCTTCTTCCTTGTGCATTTCTTCTTTCTTACCTTCTTTCATCAATTCTTTGATTTCTTCTACCATAGATTTGATTTCTTGAAGTTCTTGTTTAGTTGCGTATTTGTCTTCTTCATTTAGTTCTTCTTCAACTTGTTCTACTACTTCTTCTTCCACAACTTCTTCTTCTCCACCTTCTTTGATTTCTGAAATAATACCATCTTCAGCTATTACTAAGATTTTACCATCTTCCATTTCGTACTCTCCAATAGGTAAAGCTACTTTTTCATCATCAGTTAAGATAAATACTTCTTTTCCTGATTCGAATGATTCTGCTTCTAAAACAGTACCATTTTCTAATTTAGCTTGAGCAAGTTCTACTTTTTCTTCTGTAGAAAGTTCTACACCCAAGACGCTTTTGATTTGATTTAACATTTCCATAGGTTTCATATTAATATATCGAGTTTATTTAATTATTTTGCATTTTTAAGAGTTTCTATTTATACTTCCTATTCCTTGTGCGTGTAATGAACCATCACAGCATTTGATACTATATGTTTCTTTATCCCAACAAAGACAAGCTCTGTTTCCTCCTTGTGGACTTACATTATGTGTAGTATCATCCATAATTATTTAATTGGTATACAGTTAGGTACTAATCTTCCATTCTTTCTTTTCATTCCATATTGTTCATATCCTGCTTGACAAGGTTTTTTAAGCTCGTGTTGTTCACAAGGCATAAACCATATCTTACCTTCATACTCGTGTTCGTGATATTTGTCACACCCTAAGTCCTTAGCCATTTCTATAGCTTTCTCTTTTGTGGAGTATGCAAGTCTATCATCTATTATAGCATAATCATCATTTATCTTCATAGAAGCTAATTCTAATTCTTTTAACTTAGATTCACTCCATCTCTTTGCTGCTAGTCCTCCCCACAAGTAGAAACTTATAGTTCCACATTTAGAATTGTCACTTGGGTCAAAGTATTCCTCTGCTCTTGACAAATAAGAATACATACGCTTTATAGTTTCTTTACTTATTGGTTTACCTTGTGCAAGTTGTGTTGCTCTGATCTTACCAACTTGTGTTGCACACTTGTTGTTTACTTTCTCATTAAGTTCTAAACCTTTTTTAGCATTATTCTTAACTGCATCAGGATAGTCTGTATAAGACTCCATTACCATCTTCTTTCCACTCTTAGTTCTTTTGTCTCCTTTTATAATACCTCTAATAGTAGATAACAATTCTTTAGCTTCTTCTTCCTCTATTTCAGCTAAGTCGTTTATAGTAGCGTCTTTAGGTCTTTCCATTTTATCCACAAAGTAGCCTTCTATAGAAAATCCTTTTACCTTACCTGTCTTTACATAGTCATTCCAAACATCTTCATTGTTTACTTTTACAGTACCCATCCAAGTCCCTACGGGAACTTCCATATCGTACTTTCTAGATTTATCGTGAACAGTATCTTCTACTATCCAACTTTCTACTAAAGACAAACCATTTAGAGAGTATTGATGCTCTAAAGTTGAATTGTTTTGGTTGCCTTTCATTAAATACATTTGGGATGCTTTTAAAACCGTATCTTTGGAGAAGTATATATAATATTCATCCTCTCCACTCCTTCTGTATATAGGTTTGTTAGGGATTAATAAAGCTCCCATTAAGATTCTCTTTTCTTCGCTAACCTCTGCTAATTTTATTTCATCACTTTTTAAAGCAACAAAGTCTTCTTCTATTGCAGGATTCTCTACAATGCTTATTGCTTCAATTCCATTTAGCTCCTCATTTTCATCTAAAATAAGTTCTACTATTTTCATATTTATATATCGTTTAAAAATTAATATTTTGTATTTTATCCTATAGTTGCACCACTTACAATATTTCTATCTAACTCTTGAGCAGTTGTTACATCATTACTTACTACAAATGCTTTAACAGGTTGTTGTTGTTGTGATGCTATTGCACCTGCTAATTGATTAGAACCAGATGTACCTACTACATTAAATGCAGGTGGAGCTGAACTTGTTGGAATTTGTGGAGTTTGTATTGAACCTCCTGCTCCTCCACCACCTCCTATTGATGATGCTACTGATTTACTTTTACCTACTGCTTGACTAATAGATTGTACTATTCCTACTGCTTGTAAAGCATAAGCAATTAACATTGGTATGTTTTGTGGAAAACCTATTTTAGCAGTTTGTGCAGTACCTTCTGCAACTGCAGCACTTGATCTTGCAGCTACTAAACTTGAGAATGTTAAAGTCTTTCTTGCTTCTTGTATCATCTCTTGTGCAGCCATAACTTGTTTAGCTATAAGTGCAGCTTTACCTGCAGCAGTTTCTGCTCCAAATAATGATATAGCAGCATCTACTGATGCTTTCTTAGCAGCAGTTCTTCTATTCTCAATATCAATATCCATAGCTAGTATTCTAGCATCTCTTTCTT